TGCCATTGTACACTCACCCCGGAATATAACCCTTTCGGCTACACCCGGCAAAATCACGGGGGCGCAATCGTGGAAATTTTAAAGGGTGGCAATTTCAAGGTCAACAACTATCGCATAATTAACGGGAGTGTGTACTGATGCTTACAAGGCCACTGATAATTGATGTGCTGGCAGCGGACGAAGAAGGTGAAGAACTCGAAGATTTGGGGCTGCAGCCTAATTTATGGGATGCGCCCACATTTCAGATAGCCATTTGGAATGTTGAGTATGTTATGGAAGATATCCGCAGCACCAAGTCGACACCTTTAACAATGATTTGCACGGGAAGCGAAGAATGGCTAACTTTGATGTCGACAAAACAAGTGAACGAAAAAATCATGCAATGCATGAAATTATATTAGCCCGGTTAGTGTAAATTGGTAACATCATCCCGTCGACTAAATAGTTAGTAGACTGCAAGGCTCGGTGCGAAACACTTAAATGGGGTGGCTGTGAGTTCGAACCTCACACCGGGAGCTAAACTTCAAACAGCGTAAAATCAATACGCTGTCCGTTGGTAAAAAGTTTGCAAACTTCAAACCAATATATATCTTGGACAACAAGACACCCAGCAGACCAGCCGTTAATAAAAGCCGCTATCCCTCCTCTATGGAAGTTAATTCCAAACAAGCCAAACATCTTGATAAAAACATCAATTAGTCTGTTTTTATTCCCGTCCCGGTAGATTGTAATGGGCAGCACCTGCATAAAATAAGGCGCATTTAACCAAAGGAACTTCCAATTTGCAGCGGTTACGAACTGATGTGCGCTAACAATCTGCTGCTCACAAGCGATTGCAGTCCCGGTTATTCCACCAACGGTCAACGGATTGAATACATAGTAATCCCCAGCAGTTGTTGAGCAAGGCAAAGCCATAACCGGAAGCCCTGATTTGTAAACTGCAACGAAATCGTCAAAGGTATTGGTTAAGTTTTTGTCGGTTCTGATCCACACCAACCCGTCTTTTGGCATTAACCACTTGCGTTTTTCGATGTTAGCCTTTACATACTGATGCAAAGCGGTCAATGTGCGCTGCCCAACGATGCCGTCAACAACTAATTTTGCCCCGTTGGCATTCAAAATCTCTTGTAACTTTCTCATTTTGCGATAACCCTTATCAACACCCCAGCCAAAAATGACCAGTTCCGTTGTCTTTTAACCTTAGCATTAACCTTTTTTATGGCTGCATTTTCATTCACTAAGGCGTTTAAAGCCGATTGTGTACGATTTATGATACTATCTTTCGCACTTATCGCAACACTTTGCGACAATATGGTGCGGTCTTGCTTTTCGATTATTTCAGTGTCCAATTCCACTATTCGAAATAGGCTGTCATTCTCTTGCAGCAGGTAGGTAATCTTTGCAGTATCTTCGAGAGTAGCCCAGAAAGTATCATTTAAACGCCTTTCACGCCACTTTGTAACTTCGATAATACTTACAGACCTTTTTTGTTTTAAAGTGTCGCAAATGGCTTGTAATGAGTCCGCAAGTTTTACAGCCCTATTTGCCACTTGTGCGAAGCTGTCGATTTTTTTATCCGCTAAAACGCCCTGCCCGTACATTTCCACCTTTGTAAATATCCTGCTCACCGCCCAAGTGAGTATAAGTAGCCCGGCAACAATTACAAACAACCTCATTCTTCTGCAAAAAAGTTGGTTACAAATTTACCTGCTGCGCCACATATACCCGAAATCAGCATCAGTTTAGGATTGTCGATGTTTAACCCTGCGATGAATAACGACATAGCCGCAATGCTGTCGCCTAATACCCTAAATCTTTTAGGTGTTGGTTCAAAATAGTTTTTCAGTTTCATCTGCCCTGCCCTCTGTATTTTTTACTTCTGCAATGCTTGTTCTCGGATTTGGTGTGCCGACCTAATTTGCGTTTCGGTTTAGGCTGCCACTTGACTATCTCTTTACTTTTTGCCATGTTTTAAAAACTTATAGATACCTATGCAACTAACCACAAGAGCAGCCGTGAAACTAAGGAACTGAACTATCGGCAGCAGTTTAGCCGCAACCCCGGCCAGCCATAACAGCCAACTGCCTATAATGCTGTTATCAAGGTTGTCTTTCATTTATTGCAAATTCAACTGGCTCACCTAATATAGGCAGTAAAGATTGGTCAAAGGTTATATACCAGAATTGAGGCTCGTTTAATTCTGCAAAGTTGTATTCTACCCAATGTTGAGTAACATCATCGGGGCTTTTAGGTATGCTGTAATATGAGTCACATTGTTGACGCGATGCGATTGCTTCGATTTCGGTTTGATATTTATAGCCTTGCATTAGTAGATAGAGTAAAAGTTGTTTATATTGGTTTCAATGCCAGTTCGGTTTGATATATTATTGACACTCCAATAAATAAACTCTTGAAATTGTCCGTTAAAATAGTTTTGAATTGAAGTATTATTAAAATTTCTTGCTCCTAAATTAAATGCTTGTGTATTTTGCGAAGCAAATTCAGTAAATGAAGAGTCGGTCACTTGTAAAACTCCATTTTCATATAACTTACCTTCACCGCTCGTTTTAGTTTCCATATACAAACCATACTGTAAAATATCAGTTCCAGTACCATTTTTTTGTAATGAATATGAACCACTTGTAGAACCTTCGATTGTGTATGCTCTTTTGGGCGTTACAGTATTATTTGTAGTGGAAAAAACAAATGTATCAGAACTTCTAAAATCATTTGAACCACCAATAGGTCTAAATGAAATAATACCAGCGTCTGGTTGCGTTACATTTTGCTTGCCTACAAATGAAAAAGACCTTTCTATTAAAGGCATAGTACCAGTCATTCTAAGAGTGTCGTCACTGCCATCAAATTTTAAGCAAGGCTTTGCGTTTTCTAAAATCACAGAACCACTACTAACAATTTGAGGTTGACTTACAGCCGTTGTTTGTATTGCATTTCTACCGTTGCCACTTTGGTCATACCAAGTAGTTACAAAGCCATTTGTACCGCTGCAAAAAGATGTGAGTGCGTTTTCATCTAAATAACCATTGGTATCAAAATTGATGTCTTGTTCTGTATTATCAGAACTTCTCCTAACTTTTATGCAACTACCCGTGTAGGCATCCCTTAACCTTCGCATTGAATAGGCGGCTGACGCATTTTGATACAAATCCAACAAATAAGAAGTCGCGCCAAGTCCTTCACTATATGACCGAATTAAACCCGTTCGACTTCGTAAACCAAACCTGCTATTTGACATTATGAAATGCGGTTAATATATCCAATCAAATTAACGACATTGGAAGTGCCAGCAAAAGCCCTTAAAACCCTGCCACTTGAACCATCACCGCTTAACACACAACCGGGTAAAACAAGACTCAATCCTGATTTAGAGGGAATTGCGACAACAATCTGGTCGTCTGGCGATGTTGTGCCACCCATTTCAATAGTTAATGTTACTTGTGTTGTGCTTGTGTTATTTGCATACAGCCATACTTCATCAATAACTCCGCTGCTTGCCTGAGTTGTGTGAATTGTTGTGCCGGGTGTTCCCGATGCAGCCACTTTAATAGGGCGACCGCCAGTGCTGCCTGATAGTAATATTTTTGTGAATGTTGCCATTTTATGAGAATACTTGAATTTCTAAGATGTCCGCTGCGCCTGAAATGGTTAAATCGCCACTTCCAACAACGCTGTTGCCGTTTATTGTCTTGATGTTTGTTCCTGATACCAGCGTTTCTTGTTTCGCGTCCACAGCCGTTTTAACCGCTTTTTGCGAGGGGTAGAAGGTGTCACTATTGTCGGCCAACGATGTCTTTTTATTTGCGCTATTTTCTGGCGTATAGCCCAAAGCCGTGATGACATTGGTAATATATCCCTGGGAGGTTACAAATGCCTGAGTTGCATAGCCGCTTAATGCAGTTGTGATTTGACTTGCCACCGCTGCGGTTGTGGTGAATGTCGCCACCGCCCAGTCATAAACCGCCTTTACGGAAGGATATTTTGTGTTTGAAGCTAAATCAGTTGTAACGCTTGTGGATTTATTCGCCACATTCTCAGGGGTGAACCCGAGTGCTGTCGTTACATCGCCACTGCTAATTGTAAGGGTGTAGAACTCCAAGCCACTTGCATCGGCTTTTACCCTTACAAGTTTGCCGCCCTGCCCGGTGTAACTTTGCGGCACATCGGTAAGGTCAGTAAACAAGGTCGCACCACCACCTGAGCCGCCCCAATATGAAAGCGAGTTCCACGCCCCTACCCCGTTACCGATTTTAAACTTTCGTGTATCGGTTTCAGCACCAAATTCACCTTCGGCAAGAACCGGGTTTTGGGCTGTCCATTGTGCGGCTGTTCCGCGTCTTAATTTTATGGTGATGTAACTCACGCTATGCCTCCATTTATTATGTTTGAAAAACTTGAATTGTAATAGCCCCCGTCAATAACTTGCAATCCCGACAAATCTAATCCTGGGAAGTCATAGTCATTGCTCGGTACATCGCAGAAATCACGGGTATTGGATGCCGTAAATGTAAACACACTTGCAACCCCTGCCACGATGTCGGTTTTATCGTCATAAAAAGGTGTTGCGCTATCTTCGAGTTTCCACATTCCCGAACTATCGTTCCGGTATATGTAGCGAAGTGTCGCGTAAATGTCCAATAAAACTTGATGCATATCGCTTATCCGTTCAACGGCATCCGTGAAATCTTCGCGGTGTCTATCCATTACGGCCAGCGCAAAACGATATACAACCCTATCCATGTCTATTTGGCTGCCGTCTGGGAATATTCGCATCAATGGGTACAATGTGTCGCCAGTTGTGGCTACATTGTAATCAAGGTTGGTAACGACCGCCTTAATTTGCCGGTGATTTTCCCCGGCTGTTGTAAGGGCGTTTAGCAGTTGGTTTATCGTTACCATGTTTTTTGAAGTATATTAAGGCCTTTTGTTCGTTTTTTTCTCTAACCTTACTCATTTTGGAAAGTCATAGTTTAAGAAACAATCGTCTTCACCATATCCGAGGAAGAAACCGCCCAGCATATCCTGAGAATGTGGGTTAATTACATCGATGCCGTCGCCCGGATTTAAGTACAACGGGAATTTAGTGTCGTTTTCGAGAAGGTAATCGCGCAACCTTTGTGCGTAGTATTCCGCTTTGTGCTGATATTCGCGTTCAATTCGTGTGAGTTGGTCTAAATCCACGCTGTTTGAATTATCGCTACCCCTTGTCATGACCGATTTATTCATCATTTTAAAGGTCATAGGCAGCATACTTTCAGTTACAATGTAATGGTATAAACAAGGCGCAATGTATTTGTTTACAAGTGTTAAATAATCACCTGCCAAACCAGCCCCGTTAATATCGTCGCAAATCTTATCGTAAAGCCCCGAGCCAATTATGTCCCTGATGTAGATATCCTGCGCTGTCCGCATAGCAGTTTGCAGAATTTTGCTATCCACATTTTCATCAATGGGGGTGTTTTTCTTAACATCCTGCTCCGAAACAAAAAATGCAAAATTAGCCATTGTTGCGCCTCCTTACATATACCTGCTTCCACTCGTGCCTACAATGCGGCAAGTGTATTGCTGGTTCGCTATCCGGCACGGTGTACCAGCCGCCTCTGCGCCTCCATACATCGTAACCCAAAATCGCAGTCATTTGGTCAATATCCTGACGGGTGTATAACCTATTCATTTTTTCCATTTCAATGCAGAACGGGCGTGATTGTGTTTTAAGTGGTTTTGCCTCGGGACTCACATTATATTTATACCTCAGTTCAATTCGTGGTGTGCCTCCGCTGTCGCTGATGTCGTTTATCCCGATGTCGGTAATTTTTATGGCGGTGTTTGTCCATTCGATTTTACCAGCGTCTTGCAACACACGAAGTATTTTGATAACCTCATCTTCGGCTATTCGTGAGGCGGTCGAAATCTCTTTGATACTTGCCTTTGGGTTATCATTTACCGCCCCCATGATTGCAAGTTCCTTTTCTGAAAGTTCGGCAAAGTTGAACTTCACCATTTCAAACTGACTTTCAGGCTGTCCAAATTGCGCAAACACTTTTAGGTCGTCATCGTGCCACTTTTCAAAGTCATTGAATTTAAACGCTGCATCGGCTGGTGGTGCTGCTTGTAACACATCTCCACCTGCTATTGGTGCAAGACCTGCCAACGCCCTCTTTTCGTTTATTGTCATGTTTGACAGCACATTGTTTGCCACCAATGGCGAAAGGCTGTTGATGCTTTCAATTATACGCTGTGCGCTGTCAACAACTTTCTGTTCAGCTTCTCCTAACCCAAGCGCAACACGGGCTTCATCTACTGAAATAACCCCGGTGTTTGCCAGTGCCACATAATCAAGCCCGATAAACTCGCTGTCTTGTGTGCTTATCTGTACGCCCGGATAAATGAAATCGCAAACATATTCAAGTGAACTGTCAAGTCTTGCTTGTCGGTTGTTCACATAGGACTTATGGAACATCTCATAAGCCTCAATCAATTCGTTTCTCGCACCCAACTGCCCGTCTGATTTTTGCCCCATTAAAATAGGTGGAAAGTTGTGAGCCGTAAATATCTCGCTGTTTACCGTTTCATTGAGTTGCAGAAATTGTTTGTCAATGTCGCTGGGCTGTATGTGATTAACCTCGGCAGGTCGTTCGTTGCCGTCATTGAATTGAATGATTAAGCCCCCAGCGTTATCCGTTCCGGTGGTTCTATCCTTAAACTTCCTTTCAAACTTACGGGCTTGTTCCGGTGTCGGTTCGCCTTTGAACAACTGCACCAGCGTTCCATTTGAAAACCCGTTGCGAATGTTATTATTGTGGAAGTTGGCTATCTCAACATCAATTTCAATATACTGCAACCCGTGAATGTACGGGGGTAATGGGTAAACTCCCAGCCCTGCATCATATTCCCGGTAATAGTACAACTGAACGCTAAACGGCTCGGCTGTATCGGGGTTAAATCGGTCATAAGTCCTTACTTCATCCGCCTTGTATTTCTGCCAGTCTTGCAGGTACAAATATGTCCTGTGGTCATTTGTCCGAATTTTGCTGAAATCTACATGGTAAAATTTAGCAATCTGCCCTAACTTGTTGTAATGCACCTCAAAACAATAGCCATTGAATATCTCGTAATCCAATGCCAACTTTGCTTTGAAATCATGCAGCCCCTCATAAGGGTTAACAAAGTCAATCAACTTTAAAGCCGCCTGATTGCCTTCAATTACACACTCACTCCCAGCGGTGAACCTTGCCTTTTGCTTTACGATAGCCCCGTGTTTTGGGCTGCGCTTGTAAAATTCGAGTAGCGTATCAGGAAAATCGTTCTTTTCCCCGTATGTAACGAAGCCCTTTTGCTTTTGTTCTTTGAACTTTGGCAGTTTAGACTCCGCAAATGTGATTTTTAGTAGTTCAAAACTCATCCGATGTGGTGCTGTTTTATAGTTGTGTTGACCTCATGGTCATTAAAATTCGTGTGTGATGTGCTTACTTCGGCTATACCCCGGTCTATTTCTTCGTTTGCCAAGTCCGGGTCTAAATTGGTGGGGCTGGTCTGGGCAAAGAGCCTCCAATAATGTGTGCCAATTGGAAGTGTTTTGGCTGCTGTGCTGCCCTCGGTAAATGTGAACTCTTGAAACCTTGCCGGGTGTGTGCTGCTATCGGCCACAATAAATGCCTTTTGGTCATAGCTTACCTGCGAGTCAAAAACCAACAAATAAACGGGCGAGGTTATTGTAACCTTTTCCCGGCCAGTTATGATTACTGAATTGCTTTGACCCTTAGTAATGTAGAGCATCAACCCTAAATGTACCCATTTTCAAAGTGTGCAAAAAAAAGGGGCGACCGAAGCCACCCCCTTGCAAATACTATGAACAAATACTATGAAAGACCCAGCGAAGTTACAACAGCCGACTGAACTTTCAAAGGCAAATCAGTTTCTTTGTGCAAGAAGTTAAGAACATGACCTTTGAAGTCTCCAAACGCCTGCCCGAAATTGCTTTCGCTTTGCTGCAACTGAACGCCATAATCAGCACCCAGCAGCCAGTAATTACCCTCTGCATCAAGTACAATCAAAAGCATTCGGTTTTGTGCCAGCAACTTAATTTCATTGCGCTGTGCGGTGGTTACTTTGTGCAAACGGGCGTTCACTTCTGCTTCGTAAAACACCGTGCCGTTTTCAGTTGACGGGATTGTACGCCAAGTCATTGCGGTAGTTTCCTTTTCAAGTTCGTACTTGAAATAAACTTTGGGGCTGTTCAGGGTGTGGGCTGAAACCTCACCTGATGATTTTGTCAAAGTGGCTTTTGCGCCAAATTCAACAAGGTAAATTGATTTTATTCCGGCCGACTGCGTTTTGCAATCAAGAGTAAATCCGGTAGTTAAGATACACATCTGTTTTTTTTAAATTAAAAGGGGGTAGGGTTGTTCCCCACCCCCCGGGTTAAAATTTCTATTTCGTTAATTATGGAAGTTTGAAATAAACCACTTCTTCGGGGTAAGCAATCTGCGTTCCGTACTTCATTGAAGCGCGGAAGCGAACTTCGTCGTTATCCTGAGAATACCACATTTTCCAATCTTCTTCTTCGTTCATCATGTCAGTTCCGATAAAGAAGTTTGACCAGCGTCCGGCAACGATTTTG